ACCCTTTTTTTTTAAAATAAAATATAAAATTATGGCTTGTACATTAACGACAGGAAGAAAAATACCCTGCAAAAGTGCCTTTGGCGGAATCAAAACTGTATTATTTGCAGACTTTGGAACTATCGCATCAGTTGCTCTTGCATCAGGTACTAATATTGCAACTATTACAAATGGTTCACCAGCACCAGTATGGTTTGAATATGATGTAAAAGGAAATTCTAGTTTAGAAACTACTGTAACAAGTAGCAGAGAAAATGGAACTACATTTTACACACAAACATTAAATTTAACACTAACATTTTTAGATTCTAAAACACAAGCAGAATTACAAAAATTGGCATTAGCAAGACCTTATGCAGTTGTTGTCGATTACTACGGTAATAGCTTTCTCTGTGGTCTGGAAAACGGGATGGAAGTAACAGGTGGAACAGTTGTAACAGGAGCAGCAGCAGGAGATTTATCAGGGTTTACTCTTACATTTGAAGGAATGGAAGAACAAGCACCTTATTTTCTAAACGCTATACCAACAGCTTCAACTGAGCAAGTTGACCCAACTCCAACAGGAGTTCCAGTAAACCCTTAATAATTAGTTTTTTTAGTTAGAAAATCAAGCATCCTTATGGGGTGCTTTTTTTTTGCATAAACAATTCTACAAATCAAGTGTTTTTTTACGTTATATAAGTAATGATAATATTAACTACTACGGCTGCGGCTCAAACAATTTCAGTTATACCTCGACAGTATGACGATAGTGCCTTTACATTAAGGGTAAGAGATGATAGTACAAATGTTACAGTTGATTATTTAAATCAAACAGGAACGACAGTAGGAAACTACCTTCAGTTCAATCGTGCATTTAGTCCTGTATTAGTAGAAGCTCATTTTTATGACTTATATTTGTTTATAGACTATAATTTTTGGAATACAAATAATAGTTTCTGGAATCTTTATGATGTTTTGTGGCAAATAGACTCAAACTTTAAAGAAGATATATTTAGAGATAAAATATTTTGTACAGACCAAGATATCGACCAATTAAATGACAATGACCATTATGAATTGAATAAAGGTCAATACACATTTTATGATGGTTTTAATAATACTTATACAGTAAGATGAAAAAAACACGATTAAGAAACGAAAAAGGACAATTTAAAAAAGCATCTAAAGTTTCAGAGTTTGGCTTTGTGAATTTAAGCACATACACAAGCCCTGAAATAAAGGAAGTTAATGGCGAAGAGTGGATTGAATATGGAGCAGACAATAACTATTTTCAGTATTTAATTGATAGGTATAACGGAAGTCCTACTAATAACGCTGCTATTAACGGTATCAGTCAAGCAATTTACGGAAAAGGTCTTAATGCTACAGACGGAAATAGAAAGCCTAATGAATATGCTCAAATGATTTCTTTGTTTAAAAAAGATGTAGTTAGAAAATTATCTTATGACCTTAAATTAATGGGTCAATGTGCAATTCAAGTTATATATACTAAAGACAGAAAGAAAATAGCTCAGTTAGAGCATATGCCTATTGAGACTTTAAGGGCAGAAAAATGTAATAATGAAGGGGAAATACCTGCATATTATTATTTTAAGGATTGGGTTAATATAAAAAGAAGTGATGAGCCACTTAGAATACCTGCTTTTGGTATGTCAAAAGAAAATATAGAAATATATTACATAAAACCATACAAATCAGGGTTTTATTACTATTCTCCTGTAGATTATCAAGGTGGTTTACAATATGCAGAACTAGAAGAAGAGGTTTCTAACTATCATTTAAACAACATAATGAATGGTCTTGCGCCATCTATGCTTATTAATTTTAATAATGGAACTCCAAATCAAGAGGAAAGACAATTAATAGAATCTAAGATAGCAAGAAAGTTTTCTGGAACAAGTAATGCAGGTAAGTTTATACTCGCATTTAATGATAATAAAGAAAGTCAGGCAGAAATTACTCCTGTACAATTATCTGATGCACATAATCAGTATCAATTTTTATCAGAAGAAGCACAGTCTAAAATACAAGTTGCCCATAGAGTTGTATCGCCTTTCTTATTAGGTATAAGAACAAGTTCAGGTTTTTCTAGCAATGCAGATGAAATTAAGACTGCTTCACTACTTATGGATAATACTGTTATAAGACCTTTTCAGGAGCTTTTAATAGACGCCTTTGATAATATACTAGCTTACAATGATATTAGCTTAAACCTATACTTTACGACCTTACAGCCACTAGAATTTACTGAGGTTGATAGTTCAATACAAGACAAAGAAGATATTGAAGAAGAAACTGGTGTTGAAATGCAAAAATTCAATCTAAAAATGATAGATGGAAAACAAGCGTATAAAACTAAAGAAGAAGCAGAAGCAAAAGCTGAAGAAATGGGATGTGGTGGTTCACACGAACACGAAATTGAAGGTGTTGTTTATTATATGCCTTGCGTAAACCACGAAGAACTGAAAGCACCTTGTTGGGATGGTTATGAGCAGTATGGAACTAAAAAGAAAGATGGAAAAGAAGTTCCAAATTGTATTCCTATTGAAGCCTGTGAACATACTAAACTATCTAAAAAAGATGTTGAGGTTATTTTAGGCTCACTCGCAAAAACAGGGGAGAAAATTGAAGGGGATTATGAGTTTGTAGCTGAGTTAGATGAAGATAATGAAATATCAACTGAAGATTGGGCAAATTATTTAATTAAAGAAAAACCAAAAAGCACTCTTTCTAGAATAAAAGATTTAATTAATCTCACACAATTTGTGCCATCAAAAAAGAAAGGCTCATCTTATAGTGATTTAGACTCTAAAAATGGTTTATATAAAATTCGTTACAAATACGCAGAAGGAATGACACCATCAGGGCAGTCAAGGGATTTTTGTAAAAATATGATGAATATGAGTAACTCTGGTATAGTTTGGCGTATTGAAGATATTGATAAAGCAAGTTATTTTGAGGATGTGAATGTTGAGTTTAGACATAAACCATCAATGCCTTACAATATTTTTGAATTAAAAGGTGGAATATATTGTCAACACAAATGGGTAAGGGTTTTATACAGGTTAACAAGTAACACAGAAAAGTCAGAAAATTTAGCAAACTATCAAAAAACAGGAACAATACCCTCATACGCAAACAGAAACCCTAGAGGTTGGAAAAAAGCTGCAAAAGCAACTGATAAAATGGATGGAAGAGGAGCATACCCTAAATAAAAACAAAAATGGCAACAGTATTATTCATAAATAGAACAGACTTAGTGAGGAACTCCATAATTGATGGGAATGTAGATACAGATAAGTATATACAATTTATTAAACTCGCTCAAGAAATTCATATACAAAATTATTTAGGCACAAAAATGTATAACGCATTAACAACTGCAATGCCTAATATTGACCAACCTGCAAATAGTAGGTGGAAACTTTTATTAGATGACTATGTTGTGCCTATGCTTATATGGTTTGCTCAAGTGGATTATATTCCATTCGCTAGTTACCAAATCCGCAACGGAGGTATGTTTAAACATCGCTCAGAAAACGCTGATACAGTTAGTAAAGAAGAGGTTGACTATTTAGTCGAAAAAGCAAGAACAAATGCGGAATGGTATTCTAGGAGGTTTATTGACTTTATGAGTTTTAATCAAACTACATACCCTGAATATACAAGCAACACAAATGACGATATATATCCAAGCTATGATGCAACTTTTAATGGTTGGGTTCTATGAAATATAAAGTGAAAACAACAAATATTGAGAAATTAAAAATCTTTTTAAAGAAGATAGAAAATAACAAAACAAAAAAATCAAAGAATGGCAACTCTATTTAATACTAAAATATCACAAACTTATCAAGGTCTTTTAAAGACTATTGATAATGCAGTTTTAAGCGCAACTCTAAGGGAACTTACGGATGGTTCAGGGAATCAATCAGGTCTGTTTTTAAACACAGCAGGAGACTTTAAAGTAAGTGCTATTTTAGAATGGGGTTCGCTTAAAGATACAGGCACAGGCGTTACAATAACGCAATTTGTAACTGCAGCTAATGGAATACAAAACTTTAACAACGATACTACTGTGCCAACAAGTGCAGCAGTTAAATTATATGTAGATACTAAATTCTCGCAAACAGATACTTTACAAGAAGTTCTAACATTTGGGAATACTACAAGTGGAAGAGACATAGCAGTTAGTGCTAATGATGACATTACATTTACTGATTCTAGTAAAATCTTAATGGGTGCAGGTAGTGATTTACAAATCTATCACGATGGCTCAAATTCTTTTATAAGGGATTTAGGTACAGGAAATTTATTAATTGATTCTAATGGTGCAGAATTAAAATTACGAGTTAATACTACTGAAAACGCATTAATTGCTAATAGTGATGGCTCTGTAGAATTATATTACAATAACATTAAAAGATTTGAAACTACAACAGCAGGAGCAGAAGTAACAGGAAACCTAGTCGTTACAGGAACTATCACAGGTTCAGGTGGTTCATTCTTGCCACTTGCAGGGGGTACAATGACTGGAAATATTGTTTTAAACGACAATGTTAAAAGTATATATGGAACATCTAACGATGGTCTTGAGGTATATCACGATGGTACACATTCTTATATTGAAGATTCAGGAACAGGAGATTTGAGAATAAAAAGTAATAGCAGTATTGCTTTATTGTCTAATACAAATGAAGATATGATTTTTGCAGTACCTGATAGTTTTGTTAAATTATATTTTAATGGAATTGAAAGGTTAGCAACTTCGAGTACAGGAGTAACTATTGCAGGTACTTTATCTACTACATCAAATGTAACAGTAGGAGCAAATGCAACTTTTGTAGATAACGGAAAAGCTATATTCGGTGCAGGGTCTGACTTACAGATTTATCACGATGGTAGTAATTCTGTTATAAAAGACTCTGGAACAGGCAATCTTGTAATTAATGCAGGAAGTTTTGTAGTAAGTAATGCAGCCGATACCCAAAATATATTGATTGGTGTTGATGGAGCAGAAGTTCGATTATATTACAATGGTAGTAAAAAGTTTGAAACACTTACAGATGGTGCAAAGGTTACAGGTAATTTAGAAGTAACAGGCACAATTACAGGTAGTGGTGGCTCGTTCTTACCATTAGCAGGTGGAACTATGACAGGTAATACTACTCATAATGAT